GAGAATAGCGCGGGTCAATCCTGTGTGGGCTGAGCTGTGGGCCAAAGTACCTGAGGCGTGTGTGGAGCTCGATGAGCACACAGGCGTGGTGGCCTTTGCCTGTTCAGCTCCTGAGGGAGCTCTCACTAGAGAGGATGACACAGCGCTTGACCACCTCAAGCGTGTACGCTTGGTGTATCAGCATTGGGTCAAGCCAGGGAGTGAGCAGACCAGAGTGGAGGGCCTGACACACAACGTCTCCAACACATGCACAGTCAAGGATGATGAGTGGGATGATGTGGCTGACTTCCTGTGGGAGGCGCGTGGCGAGCTCAGAGGCGTGGCGCTCCTTGGTTGGTTTGGTGACAGCGCCTACAACCTAGCACCCTATCAGACTGTAGAGGAGGGCTCTGAGGCTGAGGAGATGTGGAACAGGCTTGCTAAGATTGATTGGTCAGGTGTAGACCTTCACCATCTTGATAGTGACTACTATGACGCTCAACTTGAGCCAGCTTGCTCCTCTGGTCAATGCACCATCACAACGTGACACACAGCGCCCTTGTCCTCATCCTTGTCTGCTTCCTGAGCTATTGGGCTGACCCCATAGCTGACAGGATAGGAGACAACGCGTGGGCCTTTGCGTTGGTGGCGGTCATCGCTTATGGGGCGCTCGCCTGTTGATATAAGAAAGCCCCTAAGCGTTGAGCCTCCCCTTGTTAAAGAGTAGACGCTTAGAGGCTATGTAGATCACCTCGCCGAAAAGGTGAGCTCCATTCAAGGAGGTGGTCTTTATGACATAGGTTGGGGTTGAGCGTCAAGCTTGATCTTTTCAGCGTTCAGATACTCTAAAGCTATAGCTTGACCTTCTTTTTTGAACCACTCACCATGAGAGTATAAGTCAGCCTCATATAGCATCTGGTGTATTGGACGCTCATACATTCCGCCATTGATGACCAGCGTATCAATCTTAACAGGGTATGGGCAACTGCCACAGATACCCTTTAATCTGCTGGTTGGATCTTTTGATATTCCTATCTTGATCAAATCAGACCCTACCACATGCATAAAGTAGAGGTGGGATGATGATGTGAAACCAAGATCTATCTCATTCCATGATAGATCTATGTCAACCGTTGGAGCAAAGGGAGGTCTAATGGCCCTTGCATACTCATATTGTTCACGAAAAAACTGGCTCTCTCTTGAGTACCTATAATAATCACTATGGTCTAAGCCTAGAGACTCAAGAGCGAACCCAATTGTTTTGCCTTCTTTGATTAAAGCCAAGAGCTCCAAGATTAGTGTCGGATCCTCTGATGCTTTTAATTTGATAGGTCGTTGATATGCTCTCAGGTGTCTATTTATCTCAGCCTTAAACTTTGGGTTTTTGGATCGCCATTTGCGAACTGTCCCAATTGATAGGTCAACCTTCTTACACGCCTCTTCAAGATTCTTACCTGACCTCAGCTCTATAAACAATCTGGTCAACTTTGCATTGTTCTTGTCTGCGTATGGGCCTGTGTTCTTCTTCATGATTTACTCTCCATCAAGTCATGGGGTGGTGACGTATGCCCCGCCACGCTGAGCCTCAGCTCAGAAGATGCCCAAGCGCGCCTCTGTATAGCCCAGGCTCTTGATAGTCTTGAGGAGCTCATCAAGCTCATCAGGGCAAGCGTTGGAGGGCTTAGACGCCACAGCCCACAGCGCTGAAGCGTAGACCTCAACGTCCTTCCATGTCTTGACCTGAGCGGCGCGCTCGGTCACTAGCTTGAGGTCGTCCTCATCCCAATCAGAAGGCTCAACGCTCCCATCTTCCTCATTTAGTGCGCCCATAGTGGCCACATCTAAGAGGCGGGTCACCACATGCTGAGGATTGGGGCGCTGATCAGGGCTGAGCTTCTTGAGCGCGGGTGGCGTGTCAGCGTCCTCAGGTGGCGCGCTCTCAATCGCCTGGTGTTGTGAGGGTGGCTGAGGTGGCGCGCTCATGGGGCGTGGTTGCTCAGTAGGCTCACGGAGCTCCTCACCTAAGCTCTCAGCGCTGATCTTGGCGCGCTCGCTGTCGCTCATGTTCATGTTGTCAGCGAGCTCGTCAGGTGAATACATACCAGACACCGCATCAGGATAGACCGCCCTCAGCGCCATGGTGAGCGCTCGCGCTCTCAACATCTGCATGGGCATCTGGGACCAATTGCGGTTGCGGGTCAAGCCCTGAGCCTTAGCCATGGCTATGGTATAGGTGAAGGTGTGGACAATGCTCTCAGGCTCATCATGCCGAGCACATTGATAGGTGCAATGCTCATTGTCCCATGAGCTGATAAGCATGAAGCGACAGAGCCCAGAGCGCCTGACCACTCCCGCCATGGCATCAGCGTTGAGTGAGGGCTTACCGCTCAACATGTAGCAATTGGCTTGAGTGACCGCCATGTCACCACCAAAGTGGGAGCCAAAGGCGGCGTGTAGTCTCAGACAGTCTTGAGGCTTAGGTGAGATGAGTGAGGCAATCTCTTTAGCCTCTGATAGGTTGCGTGGTGTGTAGATAGTCATAGTGGCTGCTTTCATTGGGTGTGGTGTGAGTCAGATGTTGAGCTTGAGACGGAGGTCAAGGCGCTCGATACGCTCAGCGCTGTCTTGTCCTCTTGTGACGTACCAGGCGCGCATGATGTGGAACCAATCCCTTGAGGTGAGTTGGAACTTGACGCCAAGGCGAGCGCTGATGAGCTCCTCAAGGGTGAGGCGTGTCTCATCATGGTAGTTCTCAGGAGTGATAGGGTGGATGCTGTCAATGATGTACAGTTGATGAATGAGGGTGGCTATCTCATTGGGCTTGAGATGACGAGAGGTGAAGGGGAGGGGCTCACGCTTTGGCTCAGGTGCTGGCTGTGTGAGCTTGTCAGCGATGAGAGCGCAAGCGCTGAAGAAGATAGCGATGAGACAACAGATAAAGATGGTGGTGATCATTGGTGGAGCTCCTTGGTGATGGTGATGAACATATCAGGGGTGTAGGTGGTGGACCCCGTGAGGCGGTTGGCTGCCATAGCAATTAAGGTCGCGACCTTGATTGATGGTGTGACTGATCCGTTGAGAATCTGGCTCAAGTAGGATCGGTTGACATTGGCTTCCTCTGCTAGGTGACCAAAGTTGTAGCGACCTGCTTTGAGGTCTTTCTTTAGGCGCTCTTTCATGATGGCTCCTTGTGATGTGGTGATGACTCCTTGTGCCACACTCCACACACCAAGTCAACAAATATTTTCACACGGTCAACAAACTAAAGTTGACCGAGCCAAACAAAAGCTTTATATATAGAGCACCACAAACGAGAGGAGCTCTTATGAAAGAGTTTGATGTACGCAAGGCGATTGGCCTTGATGAGACTTTAACCACGGCGCAAAAGTATACCCTGATCATGCTGTGTACCCGCCTTGATTGGCACACTTGGACAGGTCAGGTCAGCGCTCGCGATATTGCCAAGGTGTCAAGCCAGGGTGAGCGACAGGTGAAGCGTCACCTGGCATCACTCAAGAGAGCAGGGTGGCTTGAACGCATGGTTGAGCTTCGCTCAGATGTCCCACGCCTACACCATAAGGCTGACACCCGCTTGAATGTGGAGCTCGTCAAGAGCATCCTTGATGGTCAGCCACAGACTACACCACCAGCTAAGATTGACCCTGTGAGTGTCACAAGCGACACCAGTGGCGAAAATGACACTAGTGGCGTTTATGACATGGGTGACAAAAGTGGTGAGACTGCCAAATCTGTCACTAGTGGCGAAAATGACACTAGTGGCGAAAGTGACACAGGTGGGGTGTCAGATGTGACACAGGAGGGGTGTCATAAAGGACACTGGGGCAGTGTCATAAGTGACACAGGTGGGGTGTCACTTTCGCCACCCAATATCAATATAGATCAATCTAATATCAATATAGAACAATCTAATATCAATAGCTCAGAGCCTGAGCCTGAGCCACGCATGAAGCGCGGGATCCTTGAGGATGGCTTTGAGTGGTGTGAGAGATGCAAGCGTAACGTGAGCATAGATGAGCCTCACACCTATCCACACTCTAAACTCATCTGCTCAGATGATCAGCCCACGCCTGAGCAGGTCAAAGCTATGGAGTGGGATCGAGCTTGGGGAGCTCATCAAGAGCAAGTGACCAAGCCAGAGCCCAAGCCCATGATCGAGCGCCGAGAGGGTAATTTATATTTTATTGATGAGATTCATGATGAGCTCGACTACAAGCGCCAAGTATTGAAGGTGGTTGGTCAGCCTGACACTCAGCTCATAAGAGACGCCCTGTGGACCCGCCAAGGTGATCACCTCTATCAGCAAATGAAGGATGAGCTCATAGCTCCTCGCTCAGCCATTGATTGGGTCATGATCCAAGCGGGGCGTGAGGTCACAGAGCCAACACCTCCACCACCTCCTGAGCCTTCAAAAGTGAGGACTGTAAGCGTTGAGGAGCAGATCAGGATCAGGCAGATTGACCAGGCATGGTTGACAAGTGGACAGACGAACAATGGAGACAGCAACACATGGTGATCAACTACAATGGCCTCAACGCTGAGAACTTCCCACCCTCAGAGTGGGTGAGCTCCTCAGGCTACCTCACCACCAATCCCCTTCCATACTGTGATCAATGCACAGCTCATGATGGGTGGGTCTATACTGAGCGACAAGCTGACATCGCTCCAACCGCTAAGCGTTGTCCAATCTGTCACCCGCTCAGGAAGCGTCTCCAACACCTTGAGGACGCCAAGCTCCCCTATGTGGCTCACCAACACACCCTCAATGATTATGAGTGGGACAGCCCAGAGCAGAGGGAGCGCGTGGGCGCTGTGCTCGATTGGATTCATGGCCACACTCAACCGCTTGACAAGCCCGCCGTCATGCTGTGGGGAGCACCTGGGAACGGTAAGAGCACCATCCTCCACATCCTAGCCAAACACGCTGTGTTTCAAGGGAAGCGCGCTCTCTTCCTCACTCATGAGGGTTGGTTCACCGACCTCAGAGCATCTTGGAAGGCTGAGGGGCTCAACCTCCATCAGATACTTGAGCGGGTTGACCTCCTCTGCCTCGATGAGCTTGGAGGGCTTGGAGGTGGTGGGCGCTGGTCAGATTGGTACAAGAGTCAGACTAGGGAGATGATCGGCGCTATTTATGACAGGTGGGCGGCTAAGAGCCTCGCTGTGGTCTGTACCTCTAACCTCACCCCACGCGTCATCACTAAAGACCTCTGTGACAATAATAGCGCCGTGAGGTCTAGGCTTGGCGCTATCTTCGGTAAGCCTGTGAAGATGGTGGGCCATGACAGGCGAGCGGGGGTTGATGATGGATGGGGCTAAGGTCAGAAAGGTCGTGAGAGCTTGGCGCGCTCAGGGCCTTTCATATCTCGACATTCAAGCGCGCTGTAATGAGTTAGGCTACACCACACAGCTGGGCACAAACCCATCACTCAACACTCTCAATAAGTGGTGTAAAGGTGTCGTTAAACCTCGCAAACCACAGCGCCCCAAGAGGCCACCACCGCGCTCGTATGACAACAAGCCGCGCACCTTCCCCCCTAGCCTGATCATCAAGCTAGCTCATGACATCGCAGACGAGCGCGCCAAGCTCCTCATGATCAAGACATGGCATCGAGAGGGCGCCACCTTCTCAATGATCCGAGATCGGTGCATAGCTCATGGCATCACCACTCTCTATGGAAACACACCGAGTAGATCCACGCTACACAGATGGGTGCATGAGCCAGAGCTATCAACCTTGATGGCTTTACAGAGGTTATTGGGGTCAAGGTGGCGCGAATATCATGATGAATTAGCTTTAAAGGTGGGTAGGGTCAGATTTAGGTAGATCATGTCATGCTAGGCTCAACTCATAGCAGGGAGCTACCACTCAAATGCAGTAAGCCAAGAGGCGGCTCATCCCATCCACTCCCATGACTAGCTCTCTGACCGCGCTCGCATAGTCTCTAATCTCTGCCTGTGAGTGAGGGGCAAGCCTGAGCTTGAGGAAGTGGATGAGGGCATGGAGTGAGCAGGTCCAATAGCACTCTGACATGAGGCTGAGGGGAAGCACAGCCCGCGCTTGCTCTTTAGCCACACCCACCTTGAGGAGCTCCTCATAAGCCTTGAAGCTCGCCTCAATCGCCCTGTCATAAATCAGCCCAGCTCTGAGCGCGTCATCCTCACCCATAGGCCCCGCGCTCCCCTGTTTAATATGCTCAGCGCCTCGCCTCCACTCATCAGGCTCCCATGCCTCATGATCAAAGCGCACATAACGCCCGCTGATCTCATTCCATGCACAGCCCACTTGGTGTTTCATCCACTGCCGCAACACAAAGACGGGAGCGCGCACATGGAATTGAAATTGAACGTGTCTGAATGGTGAGGTGTGCTCATGAATCCACAGATAGTGAACCAGCTTCCAATCCTTTTCATCCATCTCCTCTGAGCGCTTGCCAAGGCTCACCCGCGCCGCGTTGACCACGCTGAGGGGGTCACCCATCACGTCAACCAAGGTCACACCACCTGCACCTATTGTTTTATGATTCTCCATCATGTATACCTCTCAGGTGTTAAGGGACCGAGGGCTTGAGGGTGGCCACATTGCCTCCTCAATCACCCTCACTAACCCCATTTGATGGAGAGATTATGAATCATATTATCTTGATTGGCAACGTTGGCAGGGACCCAGAGGCGCGGGGCGCTGATGGTGGAATAGCTAAGTTTAGCCTGGCTGTGGATTCAAGGAAGAAGGGTGGGGAAAAGGACACACAGTGGTTCAACTGTGTGGCCTTCAAGCGCACCGCTGAGGCTATCTTGAGCCATGTGAAGAAGGGCGACACGCTCGCCATCACAGGCAAGCTCAAAACCAATACATGGGAAAAGAATGGCGTCAAACAGCTAGACGTTGACGTGGTGATTGACACTTGGCAATTTGTCAGCTCTAAGCAAACCGAGCGTAACGCCATAAGCAACCAAGGACCAGCCACCTGGTCGCCTGATGGGAGCTCATGGCCTTGAACTGATGGAGCTCCCTTGAGGAGAGGATTGACTTGATGGACGAGACTGAAAGACAGAGATTGATGGGTGACCGCCTAGTAGCTATGCGTGACTACTTAATAAGCTTTGTTGAGCGCCAATATCAGCTTGAGCTATGGGACGCTGAGGACATCTACTCTGAGACGTGCATCTACATGCTCAACAGGGGCTATCAGCTGGTTAGGCTTGATCAAGAGTTTGACGCGGCGATCATGTCCACCATGAAGCGGCGCGCTCTTAATCATCTGCGAGATGGCAAGCGCCACAGCAAGCTCCAATCAACAGAATATGGCCATATCAATGAGCGCTCCTCACTTTGGTCAGACAGGAGACATGAGGAGGCTGAGTGGATTCATGAGATGGACAAGCCACACCTCATGAGCCTGACTAGAAGCCCACTTGAGGCCATCGCCATGAATCACCTGTTGAACTATGGTGATCTGAAGATCAGGGAGACAGCCAAGGAGCATGGGATCAACTATAACACCATCCACTCTGGGATGAGGCGAGCCAGGGCATACTTGAGAGGGTACTTAGATGACTAAGACAGCAGACTTGAAGGGATTAGCGGCGCGTGAGGTGGGTGACGTTGAGGCTCTTAATAAAGAAAACCGCACCGCCATCGTGCGCGCGCGAGACCCTCGATTTATAGAGCTCCTTGAGCGCCTTAGAGATGGTCAATCCATCCGTGGTGCTTGTGGCTCCTCACGCCTTCCAAGGAGAACGCTTTATGACTGGATGGACACCTATCCTGAGATCAAGGAGATGGTGGAAGAGGCAACTGATGAGGGGCTTGGGACTATCGAGGTGGCCATGATGCAAGCCACCTCCCAGAGTGATGACAAGGATTGGCGAGCGCTGTCTTGGATGATGGCGCGCCGCTTTCCTCAGGAGTATGGTGACAAGAAGGAAGTGGAGATCACAGCTAAGAAAGCTGATGGCATCCCTGAGGTCATCGCCATGATTGAACAGACGAACGTAATAATGGAGGATCACAATGACAATGGAGACAACAGCTGAGCTACCACTCTTTAGCTTTGCAAGAGAGCAACGAAAGATTCAGGAGTCACCAAACTCAGGCCCATACTCCACCAAGAACTCAGAGCGCTTAAAGGTGCTGTTTGAAGCATTGGAGTGTGCTCACACTCTTGATCATGCTTGCCTTATTGCCAATATAAGTCGCAGAACCGTTTATAATTGGATCAGGGACAACCCCACATTCAGTAGGCAAATCAACCGATGCCAAAGCATAATGATAAGACCTAAGGATCAAGGTGAGTCATTCAATCATCATCAGTATTCAGATGTGTTGAAGCTATTGCAATCTGGTTACTCCATTAGACAGGCTCTCCGACGTCTGCTTATACCACGTCAGACCTTTTATGATTGCATGGCCAAAGATGATGAGCTTAGAGCTTTAGTCAACGATCTAGCGCCCAAGAATCAACCTGGCAGGTTAAAGGCACATCCACAGCTAACAGGGCCATGCGATCCAAGCTTTCAGCAACAGATTAGCCTACTCTTGAAGCGGTTGAGCCAAGGTCACACCTTTAGAAAAGCCTGTAAGGATGCACGTCTATCTGACACCGTTGTGTATAAATGGAAGCGTGAAAACAAAGACTTTGCAGACCAAATAAATGCTGTTCATCAGTATGATAGCTCAGGCGTTCGCAAGGTAGAGGCTGATGAAGCCATAGCTCCGAACAGGATTGATGTTGGACTTAAAGGCCCTTATCACCTTTATATAATCAAGGCTGAGGGCTGTGACTTGGTTAAGGTTGGAATCTCCAAGGCTCCTTCTCGCAGACTGAGAGACTTGCAAGTGGGCTCGCCACTAGTACTCACCATTGATCGCTACATAGCAGGCGCTGCAATCTTTGAAAAAGACATACACTTAGACCTCACCACGCGTGGCCTTCACTCTCATGGTGAATGGTTCCACCAATCCTGTATTCCATTCATTATGGACTACATTAAGCGCCACGCTAAACAGCTGGCATCATAAAACCCAACTCCTCCCCCACGCTTCACATGTACACCAGAGGAGCTCCACATGGGGGAGGCGTCAAGCAGCCAAGGAATGAAATGACACACCACACTCTACAAATCAACCGTCCCATGTTGACGCCCGCTTGGACTGAGCAGGATAGGAACAGGGCAACCACACGGATTCACAATCGTTTTCAAGGTCTACTCATCAGCATTATTGAGAGCGCTAGGTGGGGGAACTTCCATGAGACACCTCACCCACTTGAAGCCCACCACCCTCAATGGCCAGACCCTGGTCAGTATTGTGACCTTATCCTTGCAAAGCGTGGCGCTGAGGTGGTGGCGGCGCTTGAGGTCAAGACACGCTACGTCAAGGTTGAGGACATCTCAAAGCCCTATGATATCATGGGCCAAACCTTGGAGAATATGGGCTCACGCCTCCTTGAGCTCCAACAGGCAGCCAAGAGCGCTGACGCTTTGTGGGTGGTGGCTTTGGGGATCTATCGAGCGCCACCACAGAGCACTACTCTCCACCACTCACAGCCCTTCAGCGTGTTCATGGTGTGGGGAAGGGACGTGGGAGGAATGCACACCCCTATGGGACGCGGCTATTGGTCCTCACTTGGTGAGCTCGACCGCGCCATGAGTGACATGGTGAACCCATATGACTTCTTCAGCGTGGTGAGCTTACCTAAGAAGGTCAGCCAAGCTCAGCCTGTCACCCCTCCTCAGCCCGCTTCACCTCCTCAGGTGGACATGACGAGCGGCCAACTTATCGAGCTCATCAGGACATCAGGGCTCACCAAAGCTCAGAAGGTTGTGATCAACTGTGTGCTTGAGTGGCCCTATGAGCCAACCACCTTTGTCAGTCAGGTTAATTCTTGGCTTGAGGAGGGTGTGGGCATGACCAAAGCCAGAAGCGCCCTGAGGGAGCTGACAGAGCTTGGGGTGATAAGGGGCTACACCAAGCGAGCGCATAAGCTAAAGCTCAGGATCAACCAGGCCGAGCTAGTTAAGTTAATTGAACAGAGCTAGGAGCTCCCATGAGTGAGGAAGGTAAGGATTTTATCCTCAATGATCTACAACGTGAGATCATCAGAGGGATCAGGCGTAAAGATAAGATCATCGCGGCGCGCTGTGGATGGGGCTCAGGCAAGACGAGCTCCTTGATCTTCGCGCTGTGGTTTGTTGCCAAGGTGCGCCCTGGTACCACCTCCCTCCTCATCACAGACACCACGCCACGCTATAACTCTGTGCTCATGCCTGAGATTGAGAAGTGGCTAGCGCCAAGAGGGTGGACGTACAACCACACCCTCCACAAATGGACTGACAACCACACAGGCTCAGCGGTCCTCTGTCGCTCCTACTATCGACCAGGGACGCGTGACGCCTCACACAACCCACTTGAGGGGATCAACGTCACCTCAGGCGTGGCGCTCATAGATGAGTGCCAAACCCTTGGCGCTGAGGTGGCTCATAAAGCTTTGGGGCGCTTGAGGTCAGGGCCAACACCCACCCTCATCTTGGTGGGCTTGCCTGTGGCTGATGCGTGGTGGTGTCAAATGGCTGAGGCGGCGGGCGTTCACCCTCTCCTCTTCACCTCCTATGTGAATCAAGACAACCTCAGCTCAGAGTGGTTTGAGGCCACCAAGCTTCTACCTGAAGATGAGCGTGAGGCTATGGTGATGAACAAGCCTAAGCCTCCCTCAGGCTTGGTCTATCAAGAGTTTGATAGCGCTCGACATGTCATCGATGACTTTACCTACCGTGAGGAGATGACAGCGCGGGTGGCTATAGACTGGGGATTCAGGAAGCCAAGCGTTCTAATCATTGTGTTTGATGAGGAGCGTGAGGCGTCAGTCATAGTCCATGAGATCAATCCACAGGAGGTCACCATAGCTCAGCTGTGTGAGATGATTTTGAGAGTGGCGTGGCCACGCTCAGAGAAGGCATCAGCTCCTGGGCCACGAATATGGCTAGATAGCGGTGTGGCTGACAAAGCGGGTAAGGCTAGGTCTGACCACACAGGGCGCTCAGCCTTCCGTGAGATGTCAAAGGAGGTGGGAGCGGGTGGCCTTGGCATGACGTTAAGGCACACATCAGACCCTGTGAGGGTGGACATCCTCAATGGGGTTCAGCGCCTCAAGCGCGCTTTAGCTCGCAACCGCTACCTCATCACTCAGGAGGTCTGGGACAAAGGCGAGCGCGCCATTGGTAACAGCCTAAGGAAGGCGCTCCTCAGCTATGCGTGGGATTCTAAAGAGCAACCTAAGAAGGACGGACGTGAGGACCCTCTTGATGCCCTGCGTTATGATTGCATCTTCCACTATTGGGCTGACGCTGTTCAACGCTCAGCGTATACTCCTAGACGCCGACCGAGCAGAGACAGGAAGGTCGGCATCTCAACCAATTCAAGGAGCTTCTGATGGCAGACCCCACCCTCACACCCAACCTTATTGAGAAGGTGCTAGACCCCTCTAACCTTGTGGCTGTTGTTACTGTGGGCCTCATGTATATGCTGTGGCAGTTCACGAACAAGCGCTTTGACCTGGAGCGCCAAGAGCAGGAGGACATCATTGGGAGATTGGATGACTACCATGATGAGCTCCTCAAGCTTGAGGGCCAGATTGAGGCTCTCCGAAAGCAGATCAATGATTAGCTATCCCTATCTCAGCCATGAGGACATCATTGAGGAGCATCAGCTTGATAGGGTTGACCTCACAGCTGATGAGCCCACCACCTCAGCCGTTGACCACCCATCACACTATCACGCTCAGAGTGGAGTGGAGGTGATTGACGCTGTGGAGGCGTGGGGTCTTGGCTTCTGTCTAGGTAATGTCATCAAGTATGTGGCAAGGGCTGGTCATAAGGGTGAGGCGCGTGAGGACTTACAGAAAGCGCTTTGGTATCTCACTAGGGAGCTCAGCCGATATGAAGATAAATAGGAAGTGACTCCCTAATTGGAGAAATATATTTATTGTCTCAGGTGTTTCACTTGGGTAGAGGCTGACAAGCCCCACCTCTACATGGGGCGCTACAGCGCCACATGCACAGATGAGGGTGAGCTTGACTTGAGCGTCTTTAAAGCTCAGGGTGCATGGCCTCAGACAAGGCTTGACAACTCAGCGCTTTATGCTGACACTAAAGCTGACGTGATGGAGAAGCTTGACGATTGATGGAGGATAGAACCGCCTGACATCTCAGAGGCTTCATGAGAAAGCTAGACTACCAAGCTGACCAAGAGGAAGCGCCGCGCCACATGCGAGCGCTCCACCCTCGCTTTTCTGTGAGAGGCATCACAGGAACACAGCTTAGTGGCGGAATGATCTCAGGCTATGAGCGCAACGCCTCGCTCACAGGGCTCAATTGGGTGAGGGAGGCTGAGGACATGCTGAGGACTGACCCTGTGGTCAGGCGCTCCTGGCATATGCTACGCCAAACGCTCCTCAGCGCTACATGGCGCTTTGAGTCTGCTATGGAGGGTGACCCACTCTGTGATGAGCTCGCCCGCTTTGGGAATGAGGCGTTTGGCTTTGATAGCTACGCTGGCCAGATGTCCCAAAGCTTTGAGGAGCAACTCAGCTATCTCCTTGAGTTCGTCCCCCTTGGCTATCGCTATGCTGAAGAGGTCTACAAGGTTGGACCTGACTACAACGGCAAGGTAAAAGTCTGGCTTGACCTCTACGCTGACCGCGAGCCAAGCGCTCACCTCAGGTGGCTGAGCCGCGACAACCAACAGCTTGACGGGGTGCTTCAGCATGTGGTGGGCGTGGGTAAGGTTCCTGAGCCTATCCCATCTAACAAGCTTCTTCTCCTCACCCTCAATCGCACAGGCTCTAACTTTGAGGGCTCTGGTATGTTGCGCCCTGTGTGGTGGTGGTGGCGCACTAAGCAGAAGGTGTCAAACCTCATGTGTGTTGGTGTTGACCGCTGGGCAGTTCCCACACCGAGGGTCAAGGTGGATAGATCGGTGGCGGAGCTCCAAGGCTTAACTGACAGCGACATTAACGCCATGATTGATGAGGCTGAGGCTCAGGCTCAAGCCTTCCTAGCGGCTGAGCAGAGCTACTTGATTGATAATCCTGTGGTGAGCTTTGATCAATACGCCGCCACGCCTAATCTATATGCTCAGGGTCCACTAGACATCATCCGTGAGTGTGACAATCAAATCAGCCAAGCCTTCTTAGCTCAGTTTGCCAACCTAGGCATAACTGACACAGGAGCGCGCTCAGTTGGTGAGGTCCACCTTAGCGTGTTCAGGCGAGCGGCTATCAATCTCTGTGATATTGTGGCCTCCGCCATCTCAGGCGTTGACCGCCGTGGCGGTGGCACGATTGGGAGGTTGATCAGATGGAACTATGGACCTGTAGACCCCTCCAAGCTTCCAAGGCTAGTCCACACAGGACTAGACACGGACGACCTAGCAGAGTCTCTAGCCATGCTTCCACAGCTAGTCACCTCAGGGCTTCTCACGCCAGACAACGAGCTCGAGCGCGCCATAAGGGAGCGTCTAGGGGCTGGCGATCTACCAGAGGAAGCACAGCGATCAGCGCTAGAGAGAACCGTCAGCGCCGCTAGTTCAGGTGGAGGGGTGGCCGCGCTCGCTGAGGCGGCTATCAGGAGGCGCAAGAATGGCTAGGACCAAGGCCCAAACGCCAGCGCCACCCTCAGATAGGGTCAAGGGCTCTAAGACCAACCCAAAGGGCTCAGCCTCAGGCAAGCGTGGCGGGATTGAGATTGGTGAGAGCGTGGCGCAAGCGCTTCAGGGCATGGTTGACAAGCATAATGACCGCTATAAAGCCAAGTCCAAGAAGGTTGACCTAGGCTCACTCAAAGCTGTGTTCAGGCGTGGCGCGGGTGCTTTTAGTGTCAGCCACCGCCCAGGGATGACTAGGAATCAATGGGCTTATGGCAGGGTCAAAGCCTTCCTCAAGTTAGTGGGTACAGGTGAGCGCAAAGAAGCCTACACAGGTGACCTTGACCTACTCCCAAGCGGTCACCCTCAAAAGACTGAGGCTAAGGCTGAGCTCATGGCTCCTCAAAAATATAGTCATATTGACTTTAAGCCACCTGAGGGAGCTAGGAAGGCGGCTGAGCGCGCTCTTAGGAGACGAGCACAGAAGCCACAGAGTCAGAGGGGGATGACCGCCGTTGGCA